TTCACCGAGGGCGGCCCGAAGGTCGGCGACTGGATCGCCATCCGCCCCTCCGATGGCTGGCCCATCAACATCAACGGCACGCTCTGTCGCATGCTCGTCGATGAGGCGGTGAAGATCCGCATTCCCGCACCCGACAGCGTCTACTGAGGAGCGCCGACATGGCCGACGACAACGAGATCCGGATTGGCGAAGACGATCGCCCGATCAAGGAGCCGCAGGAAGGCATCGAAGAGCTTCGTGCCAAGCTGAAGGTCGAGGAAGAGCGTCGCCTCGCAGCCGAGACTCGCGCGCATAAGCTGGCCGGCGACCTGCAGGAGAAGACCGGCGAGGTCGCGCAGACCAATGTCCAGATCGTCGAGAGCGCGATCAGCGTCCAGACGCAGATCAAGGAGCAGGCGAGGGAGGCGTACCGTCAGGCGCGCGCAGCTGGCGATGTCGATGCCGAGCTTGAGGCGACCGAGGCGATGCAGGACGCCACCACCAAGCTTAACCAGCTTGAGCTCGGCCTGAAGGCCATGAAGGAAGCCCCGCCGCCGTCACGCGAGACGCCGGCCACGCGCACGGGCGATCCCGTCGAGGATCTCGCGCGCTCCATGGAGATCGAGGGGCACCAGCGCTCGGCCGACTGGATCCGCAAGCATCCCGAGTTCGCGCGCGACCAGAAGAAGTATGCCGCCATGATCGGCGCCCACAACGTGGCCGTGAACGGTCGCGGGCTGACGCCGAACACGGACGAGTATTTCGCCGACGTCGAGAAGACGCTCGGCATCGAAGCGGCTACCCGGCACGCGCCGCATGCTGACGATCCGGTGCCGAACGGGCATGACGCCCTGTCGAGCGCCGGCAGGGCCGTGCAGGAGCGCGGTGCCGACGTGGCGCCGCCCGCCGCGCCGCCTTCGCGCGGTGGTGGCAGCAACGCCATCCGCCTGACGGCCGCCCAGAAGGAGGCCGCTCAGATTTCGGGCATCTCCGAGGAGGAGTACGCCGCCAATCTCAAGAGAGGGAAGAACTGATGGAAGTCCGTCGCCGCCGTCGCACCCGTTCCCGTGGTGCGGCCGAGACGGCACCGGCCGCGACCGGTGCCGATGCTCCCCTGACGACCGTCGTCGAGAAGACGCCGACGATCGCGCGCGAGCCGCTTCGCTCGAGCCTGCAGTCCGATGATCTGGCCCGCGCCAAGGCGCGCGCTGCCGAGATCCTCGGCGACGATTCGATGCTCACCACGGGCGAGGACAAGTACCATGTCGATCCGTCGGTCATTCCCGACGGCTGGACCTACGAGTGGAAGCGCAACACGGTCTACAACAAGGAAGACCCCCAGTACCGCACGATCGTGGATCGCGGCGGCTGGACCAACGTGCCGACCGAGCGCCATCCCGAGCTCATGCCGCCCGGCAGTCCGGACAAGTTCATCCATCTGGACGGCCTGATGCTCATGGAACGCCCGAAGGAAATCACCGAGAAGGTGCGCGAGCGCGATCTCCGTGCCGCACGCAATCAGGTGCGCGCCAAGGAAGAACAGCTGGCGTCGGCGCCTCCGGGCACCTTCGAGCGCGGCACGCATCCGGGCGCCCCGGTGCGCGTCGGCAAGGGCTACAGCCCGGTCGAGATCCCGCGAGACTGATCATCCAGCACTAGCAAAAGCCCCGCTCTTTCGAGCGGGGCTTTTTCTTTGACGGGCTGTCAAAATGCGCCCGGACCGGAATCGGTTGCACCCCCTTTACAATTTCAAAATTATCTGCGCATCCTAGGAACCGTCGCGCTGCCCCCGGGGGCGGCCAAAGTTTTCCCGCGATCACGACCGGCTCGGTGCATGGTGTGACGCTCTCCTGAACAAGGAGGAGTGGGCACTATGGCCAACACGAATGCGCCCTTCGGCTTCCAGCAGTACTTCGGCGGTTCCGGCGGCGTCCCGACCTTCAACCAGAGCGTCCGTCGCATCGCAAGTGGCAATGCCACGGCGATCTTTCAGGGTGACCCGGTCATGCCGGTCATCGGCTCGGCCACCGGCTACATCACGCAGGGCTCGCCCGGCACCACGGTCCTCGCTGGCATCTTCGCCGGCTGCAAGTACACTTCGGTCAGCCAGAAGCGCCCTGTCTGGTCCAACTACTGGCCGGGCTCGGATGCCAATGGCGACGTCGAGGCGTACGTCATCGACGACCCCAACGCCCAGTTCAAGGTCATGGGCAACAGCACGACCTTCAACATCACCGGCACGCCCGGCACGATGACGAGCTCCCCGATCGGCCAGTATGCGCAGTTCGCCATCGGCTCGGGCAGCACCTCCACCGGCCAGTCCGGCGCCTACCTCAACTCGCTCGGCACCACCGTCACGTTCCCGTTCATCGTGCGCGGCCTGATCGGCCTCGGCGCGGACTACAACGTCGGCAACGGTTCGGACCCTGCGTCGGCCTACAACTGGGTCATCGTCGGCTTCAACAACGAGTGGATGCGCACCAACGGCGCAGGCCCCACCGGTATCAGCTAAGGGAGCACGGCGATGGTCGTCAATCTTTCCTCGATCAAGGATCTGCTGCTCCCGGGCCTGCGTGGCGTCGAGGGCAAATACGAGCAGATCCCCTCGCAGTACGACAAGGTCTTCACGAAGTACGATTCGAAGATGGCCTTGGAGCGCACCGCCGAGATGCGGTACCTCGGCCTCGCCCAGCTGAAGACCGAGGGCGGCCAGACCGCCTTCGACAACGGTGCCGGCGAGCGCTACGTCTACAATCAGGAGCACATCGAGATCGCTCTCGGGTACGCGATGACCCGCAAGGCGATCGACGACAACCTGTACAAGAGCCAGTTCAACCCGTCGAACCTCGGCCTGATGGAGAGCTTCCACCAGACCAAGGAGATCTACGGCGCGAACCTCTTCAACACGGCGACGACCTACAACCCGAACATCGGCGGCGACGGCGTGGCGCTCTGCTCCACCGCGCATCCGATCGACGGCACCACGATCGCCAACCGCCCGACCATCGACGTCGACCTCAACGAGGCGTCGCTGCTCAACGGCCAGATCTCGATCCGCACCAACTTCCGCGACATCGCCGGCCTCAAGCAGTTCGCGCGTGCCCGGAAGCTGATCATCGCGCCGCAGAACGAGCCCGTCGCGGTCCGACTGACCAAGACCGAGCTGCGTCCCGGCACGGCGGACAACGACATCAACGCGATCGGCTTCGTGGCCAACGGCCTGCCGGAAGGCTACATGGTGATGGACTTCCTCACCTCGGCCTTCCCGTGGTTCCTGCTCACGAACATCGCCGGGCTCTCCTACATGGAGCGCATCAAGTTCGAGACCGACATGCAGGTGGACTTCATCACCGACAACCTGTTGGTCAAGGGCTACGAGCGCTACTCGTTCGCCTACTACAACTGGCGCGCCATCTGGGGCTCCTTCCCGACCTCGTAACCCCGAGAGCCGCCCACTGACGGCGGCCGAAAGGATCTGACCATGGGTATCACCCACCTGAGCGGCCTCGAAGTTGCCGGCGTCCCCACCATGGGGATGTCCGGTCTGCCGCTGACCATCGGCAACGTCTACTTCGTCGACTATGCCCGTGGCAGCGACGGCAACAGCGGTGCGGCCGACGCTCCCCTGAAGACGCTCTATCAGGCGCAGAACCTGATGACCGACGGCAACAACGACGTCGCGGTCATCGTGGGTGACGGCAGCACGGCGGCAACGCAGCGCCTGTCGCTGGCCAACAAGCAGATCATCGACCCGACGGCGACCAACGGCACGCTGGTGTGGGCCAAGGACGCCTGTCACATCGTCGGCATGACAGCGCCGACCAAGGTCGGGCAGCGCGCCCGCATCGCCCCTCCGTCAGGCACCTACACGGCATCGACCTTCGGCGCCGACGTCTTCGTGTCGGTCACGGCGCAGGGCTGCATCTTCTCCAACTTCTCGACCTTCGTCGGCTTCTCGACGGGCAGCGCGAGCATGGTCGGCTGGTCCGACACGGGCGGCCGCAACTACTACCAGAACGTCCAGCTCGGCGGTTTCGGCGACACGGCCTCCGCGCAGGGCACGGGCGCTCGCGCCCTGCTCGTCAGCGGCACGACCGGCGAGAACACCTTCGACGGCTGCTCGATCGGTCTCGACACGGTCGCGCGCACGGTGGCCAACGCCAATCTCGAGCTCGCCGCCGGCACGCCGCGCAACACGTTCCGGAACTGCGACTTCCCGATGCTGGCCGGCGCGGCCGGCGTGCTCAGCATTCTCGGCACCGGGGCGTCGTGCATCGATCGCTACCACGTCTTCGACCGCTGCAAGTTCATCAACAGCATGTCCTCGGGCGGCACCGCCCAGACGGTCATCGCCTCGTTCACCAACGCGTCGCCGGGCGGCCTGCTCCTGATGGACGGCTGCACGTTCATCGGCGACAGCAGCACCAACTGGGGCGACACCAACGCGCTGGCCAACATGTACGTCAACGGTGGCTCGCCGACGGCCGCTACCAACGGCAACGCCGTCAAGCCCACGTAAGGAGCTGGATCATGAAGGGACGCAAGATGGGTCCGGGCACCTCCGGGCCGGCCAAGGGCGACAAGGACTGGACGCACGAGGCGATGCCGACCGCGCGCAACAAGGCGCCGAAGATCACCGGCCCGGCCAAGGCTCGCAAGAGCGGTGGCAAGGTCGGTGGCGACGCCCCGATGAAGAATGGCGGCCGCATGCCTCGCAAGAGCGGCGGCCGCACCGGATCGAATTCCAACCCGTTCTCCTCGGCCCGCACCGGCAACGCGCCGGCCGGCCGCAAGACCGACGGCTCGTCGAACTAGCCCTCACTCGAGGAGGCGTGCTCCTGATGACGTGATCGCGGCGCGCCGGGAAAGGAATGCCTGAATGCGCCCGATCACTGTCTCAGTAGGCCCCCTCGCCTCCGCAAGTGCCACGAACGTCCGAACCGCTTCGGGCGTTCTGGCTGCGGGAGCTGTCACGCTCAACGGATCTCTCGTCAGCGACGGTGTCGCCACGTTCGACACCCCCCGCCGCGTGCTGTTCACGACCACGGCCGACGAGACCACCAAGACCGTCACGCTCACCGGCACCAACTGGTCGGGCAACCCGATCAGCGAGACGATCACGCTGGTCAACAACAGCACGGTCGCGTCGGTTCTCGACTACAAGACGCTTCCGAGCGTCGTGTCGAGCGCGGCTCTCACCGGCAACCTGTCGATCGGCACGAATGGTGTGGCGGCCAGTCCTTGGGTCTTTCTTGACCCGTGGGCGCAGGGCAACGTCGCCATGCAGTTCGACGTCACGGGCACGGTCAACTACACGATCCAGTCGACCCTGAACGACCCCAACGACCCAACCAATCCAGTGGCTTCGGCCGACGTTGCGTGGATCCCGTCAAACGACGCTGCGGCAGTCGGGGCGACGGCGTCGATCCAGACCAACTTCCTGTTCGCGCCTCGATACGCGCGCATCCTGCTGAACAGCGGCTCCGGGTCGGTGCGCGGCACCTTCTCGCAGAGCGGCGCGGTGCCTCAGTAATGGCCGGCGGTCTTTCCGTGTCGCCCGGGCTGTCGGTTGTTCCGTCCGAAGCCCCTGTCGCCACGACGATCACCGCAACCGGGACGACGGCCTATCCGATCCCCACGGGCGCAACCCGCATCGAAGTGACGCTGTGGGGTGCGGGCGGCGGCGGTGGCTCCGGTCGCTGCGGTGTGGCTGGCGCGGCGCGCTCTGGGGGCCTCGGTGGTTGGGGCGGCGTGCCAGTGACCAAGACGTTCCCGGTCTCAGCATTGAGCGGCCCTGTGACGGTGACAGTCGGGACAGGCGGCGCAGGCGGCGCGGCGGTGTCCGCGACGGCTGACGGCAATCCCGGCGTCGCTGGTGGTAATACGACGTTCGGCGCCTACCTTCGCGCCCTTGGTGGCTACGGCGGCCTCGGGGGCACGGCTGCGGGCACCACTTTTGTTACAGGCGCGGCTAGTATTATCCAAAGCGGAGGCATGTTTCCGCCGCAGGGAACGTCTGTCACGGCGGCGGCGACGCAGGTGGCGTCGCCTGTATCGGTTATCGGAGGTGCGCCGGGGGGCAGCGGGGGTAGCCTTTCGACGGGTAACGCGGAATTGCTTGGCGGCGTGTCTGCTTGGGCTGGCGTGGCGGACCCGGCGCTTGTGGCGCCCGATGCGCCGGCTGCTGCAGGTGTCGCGGGCGCGGCTGGGCGCAACTCTGCGGTTGCGGGCATCGCCGGCTATGGCGGCAACGGTGGCGGCCCTAGCGCTGCCGGTACGGCGGGCGCGGGGGGCGCTGGCGGCCGTGGGTCGGGCGGCGGTGGCGGCGGTGCGTCCGTCAACGGCCAGTCGTCGGGCGCGGGCGGCGCGGGGGGCGACGGCATGGCATACATCGTGGCGTACTTCGACTAGCGGCTGGCCATGACCAGTTCGGGAACCTACGCTTTCCAGCCTAGCCTCGGCGAGCTGGTGCTGTACGCCTACAACCTCATTCAGGTTCGGCCGACGTCCATCGTGCAGGAGCACATGGAGAGCGCCCGCATGGCGATGAACTTGCTGCTGGCGGGCTGGTCGAACGACACGCCGAACCTGTGGAAGGTCGATCTCGTCGAGGTGCCGCTTGTCGAGGGGCAGGACACCTACAACGTCGACCCGAGCACGATCGTCATGCTCGATGCCTACATCCGCATCGACGACGGCAGCGGCTCGCCGCCGCAGGACCGCGTCATCCTGCCGATCAGCCGAACCGAATACGCCAGCTACCCGAACAAGACCCAGCAGGGCTTTCCGACGGTCTTCTGGTACGACCGCCTCATCAACCCGACCGTCACGCTGTGGCAGGTTCCCGACGGCGTCAGCGCGCAGTACCTGCGGTACTATCGCGTGCGGCAGATCGAGGATGCCGGATACTCTTCCGGGCAGACGGCCGATCTGCCCTATCGATGGCTGCCGGCCTTCGCCGACGGTCTGGCCCTCCAGCTGGCGCGCATCTGGAACCCGGGCGCGATCCCCGGGCTCATGCCGTTTGCCGACAAGAGCCTGATGAAGGCACAGGGTCAGGACGTCGAGACGGCCGCCCTCTACATCGCGCCGATCATCGGGGGCTACTACCGATGAGCTACGCGTCGAAAGCCGGACGCGCACACGCCAACGCTCGGGATCCCCGGGCGTTCGCTGTCTGCGACCGTTGCGGCATCTGGTACAATCACAACCGCCTGTCGTTCCAGTGGGATTGGGCCGGCGCCGGCATGATCAACAAGCAGATTCTCGTCTGCCCGCGATGCCTCGACAGGCCGCAGGAGCAGCTGCGCGCGATCATCCTGCCGCCCGACCCGCTCCCGATTCGCAATCCGCGCACGGAACCGTTCTTCGCCGATGAGACGACGCAGCGCCTGACAGGCAGCGCCGCGCGGACGCTTGCGAACACGGGCATTCCAATCGGCCCGGTGGGCGACTATCGCATCACGCAGAGCACCCGACGCCGCGTGACGCAACAGACCGGCGAGCCGCCGGAAGGCCTGAACGAGACGCCCGGTGTCGAGCCCAACCTGCCTGACGGGCAGGATCCCGGCCTGCCGCCCGGCAATGACGAAGTTCCCGAGACGGGGCCGCTCACATGACCGCTGTAGTCCAGATCCCGAACCTCCCCGCCGCCACCGCGCTCAACGGCTCGGAACAGTACGAAGGCGTGCAGGCAGGAACCAGCGTCCGCGTCAGCACCGCGCAGATCGCAGCCTTCATCAACGAGAACTACCCGCCGCCGGGGGTTTCGAGCATTGCCACGACGTCGCCCATCACGGGCGGCACGATCACGACCACGGGCACGATCGGGCTCGAGGCGTCGGGTGTCACGAACACATACCTCGCGACCATGGTCGCGCGCACGATAAAAGGAAACAACACAGGAAATCCCGCAACGCCAATCGACATGTCCATGTCCATGGCACTCGACATGGTCGGCAGCACGCGAGGTGCGCTTCTATACCGTGGCTCGTCGGGGTGGAATATACTGCCGCCCGGAACCCCGGAATCGTTTCTTATGTCGAACGGTAGCGGCGCCGATCCGACTTGGGAGGATGTCATGCCGGTCACACTCGATTTGTTGAATGCGCCTGTCGATATATCGAGTATCGGCAACAATACGGTCATCGCGGCTGTTCCCGGGAAGAGCATATATGTGCATCAAATAACGCTCGCGCTGGCGTCGAAAACGACCGTGACGTTCAAGAGTGGGTCCACGGCGATCACCGGACCCATGTCCATTACGGCGCTTCTGGAAAGCGTTCAAGCGACGCGTTATTTCAAGACCGTTGTCGGTGAAGCGCTCGTTATCGCGCTCGGAGATGCAATTCAAACGGGCGGATTCATCAGCTACTCGCTACAGGATTCCTGATTATGTCGAACATCGTACAAAATCAGGATCCAACACCGATCACCAGCTCTCTCGGTTTGGGAACATACGCCGATCCAGCCAATACCGATCCCTCGCTCAACACCAGTGTGGCGTCGTTAAACGCCAATTCGAAAGGCATTCTGCAGCTCCTGTCGTCTACGGAACCAAGTCAGGTGTTCGCCAGATACTCTTCTCGATACCTGACGACAGGCACTACAACCATATTATCGGCCCCCGGCACTCTTATTAATTTCTCCGTCGGCGACCCGGGCACTACTGTCACGATGCAGATCTACGACAGCCTGTCCGCTGCCGGGACCGTTCTATGGGAGGGAGTGCTCACGGCCAACATGAACCCACAACTGAACTTCCTCGCCGCCACTGGTATCACCGTTGTGCTGTCCGGCGCGTGCAAGGTGGCAGTCGGGTACCTTGCGGCCTGATGCGTAGTGTTGGGCTCTTGAGGGCGCATCGAAATCGGTGGAGCCCTTATGTTCTGGGCCAGCGCCTCAAGATGTGGGCGCGCGCCCGCGACACGTCGTTGATAAGCCTGAGCGGAGCGTCCGTTAACTCTTGGACAGATCAGATCGGCGGTATCGCGTACACCAACACGCTGACGGCACGTCCTGACTATGTTGCGACTGGCATAAACGGATACCCGGGTATCCTGTTCGGTTCGGAGAAGCGTCTTAACAACACCGCGACGTTTGGATCTGTTCTGCCTGTGGGAACGTCCGCGAGCACTGTTGTCGTTCTGGGCGTGTCGTACAATTTGTCGGCGCTGCGCGCGCGTATGTTCTCGTACGGCTCCACCAGCGCCGGACGTAGCATCTACGTAATCGATTCCGAACATAACATCGGCCTTGCCGGTTCGGGCAGCGCTGGAGGAGCGTACCAAGAGACGGCATCCCAGATATCGGGCCCGTTCGTGGCCATAGGAGACTGGTCCGACGGCTTTCAAACCATATACTGGAACGGTAATCAGGGTGGCGGGTCAGCCGTGACATTCAATACTGTGCCTACTCGTGCGTCCATCGGTGGAACGAATGGCGCCGATCCGGGCGGCGATTTCTTCGACGGTATGATCGGGGAAGTCTTGGTCATCCAAGGCACCCTCACAGCCGACGAAAAGAACTTGATCACCAAATCTCTGTTGGACGACTACGACCTATCATTTGACGTTTTGAAGGATTCGACCAATCCGTACAGACCTCTCCAGCCGAGTGCGTATGAATTCCAGTCGAATGTCGAGATATTAAACACGCAGATGACTAACGCGATCGGGCAACCGACGCTCAACACATCTCCTCCCATGTCTGACCCGCCGACCGTGACGTATCAGGACGCGTCAGGTCTTCCGCCGGGTTTTTCGTTGCGCGGCTCTTACAGCGCCACACCCGGAATTCTGCGCACGTCAGGCGGATGGGATTTCACTACGGGCAGCAGGTTTCATCGGTCGCCGTCAGGGTATCTGGGGCTGATCGCAGGCGTCAATTTCCTTGTGAATGTGACGCAGCGAATGGAGGTAGTTGTCGACGATGGGAAAGTGGCGGTTAACATACTGGACTCCACGCAAAACTATCGTGCCAGTTTTGACGGACAGGTGATCGACAGAAACGGCCAGTCGACCACATCCGAAACCAGTTGGATGATATTCGATTTCACTGGTCACGGCGGATCGGCATCACGCAAACTCATCGTAGAGAGTGAGAGCTCCAACGCCATAGCCGGGATCGCGCTCACCTCGGCGGGCCGCGCGTCCCTGACGCCACTCACGACAACACCGAGCACGCTCCTAGTTCTTGGTGACAGCTTCACGGCCGCTACCGGGGCCACTAGGAACTGGTTCGGCTACGCGCCGCAGTTGTCCGACAATCTGGGCTTCACCCGGTATATCCCAGACGGTGTGGTCGGGTCGGGCTGGTTGTCGACGTCAAATGCCACGCTGGCAAATGCCCTGTCGCGTGTCGACGATGTCACTGACCGGAGCACATACCGACGTAATTCATTAGGCGCTACCGGCCTATCACATCCTAGATGTGTCATGATCGCCCTTGGTATCAACGATGAGGGATACAGTACCGCGCAGGTGGAAACTCAGGCCAACCGAGTTCTGGATCAGATACGTCAGGTTCTGCCCGGCGTCCCGATACTGGTTCTGGGGCCGTGGAACCCTCGCGCGCCCCTGTCATATTCGGCGTCGTCTGTTCTCGTCGATAATGGTATAGTTGCGGCGTGTGCCGGGCGGCCGGGCGTTGCGTATATCGACATTCAATACATGACGTACGCGCAAGTCGGCGACAGTAATATTCACCCCAACGATCTGGGTCACGCCCAGATCGCGGCATATCTACCGGACCCAATCAGGGCGGCCATTGCCAGTTTCTTGTGAGGAGCAACATGGAACAGCTTCAGATACCCATCACGCTCACGGTCGCGCAGATCAACCAGATCCTCAACGTGCTCGGCAAGCAGCCCTACAACGAGGTATCGGATGTGATCCGCGCCATCAAGCAGCAGGGCGATCACGCGGTCGATGACGCCCAACGTCGCATGATGGCGGCGCTGCACACGCCCCCGGCCGACAAGGGAGACTGACAATGCGCCAGATGACCGCCAAGGGCCGCGCCTTCATCGCGCAGGAAGAGGGTCTGCGTCTTGCGGCATACGATGACGCCACGGGGCGTCCAGTGCCGGTGGGCGGTCATGTGCAGGGCGTCCTGACCATCGGCATCGGGCACACCGGTCCTGACGTCGTTCCGGGCATGCGGATCTCTCGGGAGCAGGCTGACGCCTTGTTCGACCATGACAATGACTGGGCCGAGAAGGCGGTCGAGACGCATATGGTCGGCCCCAAGGGTGAACTGCCGAACGACAACCAGTTCGACGCGACGGTCTCCCTCGTCTTCAACATCGGGGCGACGCAGTTCGCCAAGTCCTCGATCGTGCGCAACTGGCAGAAGGGCCTGTGGCGTCAAGCCGGCGAGGCCTTCGCGCTCTACAATCGGGACAAGTTCGGCGTGAACGACGTACTGGTCGGCCGCCGCGCGCGGGAAATGGCCGTCTTCTTCACGCCCGTTGAGAAGCCTCTCGACGTCGAGGCGCGGGTCAACCCGACGCCAATGCCGCAAGCGGTTGCCGCGCCTCAGGGGGCCGCCAAGTCGCCGACGGTCATCGGGACGGTAATCGGCACGGCTGTCACATCCATCCCGCTGGTCGCCAACATCAAGCCGGCCCTCGACGCGGTCGACGGTGCCGTGGCGACCGCCAAGCAGGCCACGACCACCGTGGCGGCCGTCGGCGACCTCCTCGGCAGCTTCAAGAATGGCCACGTCCTGACCTTCGTGGCGCTCGGCATCGCGGTTGGCGTCGGGATCTACGTTCTGACGCGTGTCGTGCGCCGCATCTGGTCCGGACAGGCCAAGGCCTCCTGATGGACCGGGTAGGCGCCCTGTTGGCCGGTATCTGGGGCAAGATCGCCGCTGGCGCCGCGATCGTGGGCGGCCTTCTGCTGGTGATCGGTCGACTCAAAAAGGCCGGAAAAGACGAGGCGCGCGTCGAGCAGGAAGCTGCTACAATGGCCGCGCAACGGAGAATGCAGGATGCGCACGATAGGGGCCCTCATACTGGTGACGATGTCGATCAGCGCCTGCGCGACGGCAAGTTCTGACGTCGCCTGCCCATCGCTGCCGCAATACACCCCGGAACAACAGCGGCAGGCGGCTGAAGAACTGAAACTTCTGCCGATTGCCGGCATCGTGCGAGGCACCATGATGCCGCATTACGGGACGATGCGCGACGAAGTTCGCGCCTGCCGGGGCAAGTAGATGGTCCAACCGCTTACATACACGACGTTCACGGACGAGCTGGCCCTGCTCGCGGTAGTCAGTCCGTCCGACACCAACTTTGTCGCCAACCTGCCGAGCGCGATCAACTACGCCGAGCTGCGGATCTATCGCGACATCGATCTGCTTTCGACTGTCATGGCAATTACCGGGTTCTCCCTGACAGCCAGCAGCAATCAATTGACGTTGCCCGAGAGCGAATACGTGACGCTCCAGAACATCAATGTGCTTACGCCTGTCGGGCAGGCCAACCCTCTTTCGGCGACACGCAATCCGCTCAGTCCTGTCTCGAAAGAGTATCTCTACACGGTATGGAACAGTGCGGCCGGTGCCGGGCTCCCGAAGAAGTTCGCAATCTTGAACACCTCGACCATTCTCGTCGGCCCGTGGCCCGACGCAAACTATGCTCTCGAGATCATCGGTACCGTGCGACCGCCGTCCCTGTCGGCGAGCAATCCGACGACATGGATCAGCACCTACATGCCCGATCTGCTGCTGTTCGCCGCGATGATCTTCATCTCGGGGTACCAGCGCAATTTCGGCCTTATGGGTAACGACCCTCAGATGGGCGTCACCTACGAGAGCCAGTACCAGACGATGATGAAGAGCGCGTCCGTCGAGGAGGCGCGCAAGAAGTTCCAGAGCTCTGGCTGGACGTCCATGTCGCCCGCCATCGCCGCTACGCCGACGAGGGGCTGATGCCGCACCAGACCCTGAAACTCATGCCGGGTGTCGACACGACCAAGACACCGACGCTGAACGAGGCCGCAATCTCGCAGTCGCAGCTCATTCGCTTTGCCGTCGACCGGTCCGGGCTCGGCCTCGTGCAGAAGCTGGGCGGCTGGACGCGATACTATCCGAACGCGCTGCCGTCGACCGTGCGCGCGCTCTGCGCGTGGCAGGATACCGACAATCTGAAATGGTTGGCAGCCGGTTGCGACGAGAGCGCCACGCCCGGCGTAGGATCCACGCTCGCCGTCATAAACGACGGGGCGCTGACGTCGATCACCCCCAAGGTGCGACGCGACGACGTCGCTGTGGATGTCACGACGGCGGCCGGCTCCGATATCGTCGATATCGCCGATACAGGCAGCAATGCGACGGCCTTCGATGCCGTGTTCATCTCCACTCACGTCTCGGTGGGCGGCGTGATAATCTTCGGCTTCTACCAATGCATCGCCGCCAGCGCCAACACCTTTCAGATCGCGTTGCGCGATCAGCTCGGCAATCCGGTCTACGTGCCCTCGACTGTCGCCAACGGAGGCGACGTCGCCGTGTTCAACACGACGATCGGCGAATCGACCGTGGACGTCACGCTCGCCGATCACGGTTTCTCGGTGGGCGACACCTACCCGATCCTCGTCCCCACGGACGTGGGCGGCGTGTCGCTGTTCGGGAACTATATCGTGACCGACGTGGCCAGCTCGAGCATCTTCACGATCGGCGCCAAGAATCTCGCCGTCAGCACGGACACCGCGTCGATCAATGGCGGCGACGTCAGGCTCGATTTCTATCTGGGCGTCGGGGCGCTTCCGGTGGGGTCGGGCTACGGTGCCGGCGGCTACGGTGTCGGCGGTTACGGTTCGGGCGCTACACCGACACCGTCGACAGGCGACAACATATCGACCCTCGACTGGACCCTCGACAATTTTGGCGACACCCTCATCGCGTGTCCGGTCCTTACGGATTTCGGGTCGACCAGCAGCGCCGACGCGCGCATTGGCGGCCCGCTCTATCAATGGTCGCCCATCACGCAACCGGCGTCACCTGCCCCGATTTCGCAAGGGCCCATCTGCAACGACGGCGCCTTCGTGGCCATGCCGCAACGTCAGATCATCGCGTGGGCGTCATCCTTCAACGGCATTCAGGACCATCTCCTGATCCGCTGGTGCGACGTCGGCAACTTCTACAACTGGATCGCCGATCCTACCACGCGAGCGGGCAGCTACCGCATCCCGCGTGGTTCGCGCATCGTGTGCGGGCTGCAGATGGGCCAGCAGTCCGTCATGCTGACCGATGTCGGTACGTGGACGATGCAGTACACGGGCGGCCAAGGCGTCTACAGCTTCAACGAGGTGGGTATCGGCACCGGCCTTATCGCGCGTAAAGCTGTCGTCGCCTACATGGGCGCGCTCTACTGGATGGGCCCGACGCAGTTCTATATGATGGGAGGTCAAGGCGTCGTGCCGATGGTGTGCCCGGTGTGGGACGTCGTCTTCCAGAACCTCGATCTCGATAACGCCTACAAGATCCGCGCGGCGGTGAATTCCCGCTTCAACGAGATCACTTGGTACTATCCCAGTGCCTCGGGCAATGGTGAGGTCGATAGCTACGTGAAGCTGAACACGCTCATGCCCGACGGCGCCGGGTGGGATTATGGATCGCTCGGACGCACGGCATGGATCAATCAATCCGTGCTGGGCCCCCCGATCGGGTCGGGCACCAACAACGTGCTCTATCAGCACGAGACGTCGAATGACGCCGACGGGCAGGCGCTCGAAGCATCGTTCACGACGGGATACTTCGTCCTGAACGACGCCGACATGTTGATGTTCGTCGACCAGATCTGGCCTGACATGAAGTGGGGCCAATACGGCAGCTCGCCTGACGCAACGGTCCTGATGACGTTCTATGTCGCGGAGTACCCGAACGGCCCGGTCGAGACCTTCGGCCCGTTCACACTGACGCAGGCGGTGCAGTACGTCACGCCGCGCTTCCGGGGGCGGCTGGTATCGATCAAGTTCGAGAACACCGACGTCGGCACGTTCTGGCGGCTCGGCGCCATGCGCTATCGCGCGGCGCCTGACGGGAAGTTCCTCTGATGGCATCGCTCGACGACATCCAGACAACCATCCAGAGCATCAACACGACGCTTGCCGATACGGTGAACGCGTACCTTAAACAGGTGCCGAGCACGAGCTCGGGCGCCCTGTCGGCGTCGCAGATCATCCAAACGGGTTTTGTGCGTGTCACGGGCGTCAGCGTCGTGGTGGGCGGCGCGGCGGGCGCGCTTCACGATGTGCGCGCTCTCGCCGACATTGCCGCCGGGAACAAGTTATATGTCGTCGGCACGACGCCCGGCTTCTACCCGGTCAACCTGATCTTCCCGAAAGGTCTTGCGTACGCCCCCGGCGCCGGGCAGACCGCCGCCATCATGTACACGAGGATCTGATGACTGCGATCGCCGACGCCCTTCGCATCGCCAAAGCCGCTGGCGGCCCCTTCAACCTGAAGGCGTCACCCGTCAAGCAGATCGTGAAGACCCACACAGGGCCGATCCACAGCGCGGTTGCCGGGCGTACCGATCACCTGCCCATGGCGGTTCCCGAGGGCGCCTACGTGCTGCCGGCCGACATCATCAGCGCTCTCGGCGAGGGCAACACCATGGCCGGCTTCAAGGTGGCCAAGTCCCTGTTCGACGATCCCGGCTACATCAAGGGCGCGCCCTATCAGGCGCCATCCGCACCCTACGGCGCCACGATGCCCCACAAGGCCGACGGCGGTGCCACGGGTTCGGTCAAGATCATCGCGGCGGGCGGCGAGCATGTGATCTCCCCCGAGGCGGTCATGCGTGTTGGGCGAGGATCGCTCGACGACGGGCACAAGATCCTCGATCACTTCGTGAAGCAGGTTCGCGCCGGTACGATCCGGAAACTCAGCAACCTACCCGGCCCCAAGAAGGACTGACAAATGGACGAGGAGATCAAGGTCCGCGTCGGCACCCCCGCCGATGTGCATGACGTGATGGAGCTGGCCCTGATGGGTCGCGCCGAAAACGGCTTCGTGAACGCCGCCGAAGGCAAGATCCTCCAGACCATCTGGGACGCCCTGCACTTGAACGGCGGCATCATGGGTCTCGTCGGGCCGGCCGGCAAAAAGGCTCAGGGAGCCGTTTTGCTTCGAGTGATCACTCCGTGGTATTCTGACGACAAGGTTCTCGAAGAGCAGGCCGTTTTCATCCATCCGGACTATCGCTCGGCCAAAGGTGGCCGAGCCAGTCGACTGGTCGAATTCAGCAAGCATACCGCCGACGAACTCGGTATGCCGCTGCTCATTGGGGTGCTGAGCAACAGCCGCACAGAGGCGAAGGTGCGGCTGTACGAAAGACATCTCGGCAAGCCAGCCGGGGGGTTTTTCCTGTACGGGGCGCAGACCGGGGGAGCGGGACTGCCTGACACGAGCGGGTAGTTTCTATGGGCAGCAATAAGGGCCAAGGCGGCACGAGCTACCAGTCGTCGCAAGTCCAGATCCCGGCCGAGGTGATGGCGCGTTACAACGCCGTCAACGCCCGTGCCGAAGCCGCCGCAGCCACGCCGTGGGAAGCCTACGACGGTGAGTTTGTCGCTCCCGTCAATCAGACCCAGCAAGGCGGTATCGACGCCATCAGCGGCGCCGCCGGCACCGATAAGCCATACTTCGATCAAGCCACCAGCGTCCTGAACCAGAGCCTGTCACCGGCCAACGCCCTGTACGGAACGGCCGCCGGGCAGGTCGGGACAGGGCTTGCTGCCGGCAACCAATACACTCAGCAGGGCATCGATACCGCGCACGGGGCGATGGGTGCCGCGTCGCCCTACAACAGCACGGCCGCCGGGCAACTCAATAGCGCCTACGCCGGAACGCAGCCCATCAACACTGCTGCGCTCGGTCTCGCGGCCGGCGCCACGGGGCAGGTCAACGCCGGCAATCTCGATATCGGCCGGTACATGTCGCCCTACAACGAGGCCGTCGTACAGTCGACACTTGGCAATCTGCGCCAAGACCAGAGTATGGCGCAGGCCGACCTGCGCGACAGCCAGATCCTCGGCGGCTCGTTCGGCGGCGACCGGTCGGGCGTGGCATCGGCCAATCTTCGACGCCAGCAGGACATGGCCTATGGTCAGGTCGCGTCGCAGCTCTACAACGCCAACTACGGTCAGGCACTCGGCGCCGCGCAACAGCAGCAGGGTGTCAACCTCGGCGCCGACCAAGCGAACCGCGCGGCTCTCGCGAGCGGCGCGCAGAACATCGCCGGCATCGGCCAGCAGATGTACGGTCAGGGCGCGGCGACCGCCCAAGGCAACCTCGGCATCGGCCAGCAGATCTACGGACAGGGTCAGGGTCTCGCCGCCGCGCAGATGCAGGGCGGCAACCAGCTGTACAGCCAAGGTGCCGGCGCGGCCGGCGTGAATGCCGGTCTGGCCGCCGGGCAGTACGGCATGGCGTCGAATGCCGCCAGCACGCTCGGCCAGCTCGGCACGCAGCAGCTCGGCAACCAGCTCACGCAAGGGCAGGCCCAGATCGGCGCCGGCACTGTGCAACAGCAGACTGATCAGGCGCAGAACACCGCGCTCTACAATCAGTTCATGCAGGAGAAGGGCTACCCGTTTCAGGTCGCGCAGTTCCTCGCCAACATCGCGATGGGCACGGGCGCGCAGTCGGGCTCGACCACGAACACGGTCAACACGCAAGCGCAGCCCTTCTTCTCGGACGAGCGGCTCAAGGAGAACATCCACGTCATTGGCCACACCAATGATGGACAGCCGATCATCCGCTTCAACTACAAGGGCGACAAGAGCACCCAGATCGGCTTAAGCGCGCAGGAGACCGAGAAGAAGCATCCCGAAGCTGTCGGTCTGGCAAGCGGCTTCAAGACCGTCGACTACGACGCGGCAACGCGCGACAGCATCGCGAAGGCGGGCGGTGGCGGCTTGGCCGCCGGCAACGACAATTTCGCCCAGCTGCTGGCGCAGCAACGCGCCATGTTCCCGGGCGGCGACAGCAACATGCGAGGCATCCCGACCGGAGAAGGCGGGATCGGCCCGCGCGGCATCCCCATCGCGCCCCTGCGCGCACAGGCACCCAAGGCCGCCAACCATTCGATGCCGCAACAGTCGCAGCAGCCGTCCGGCCTGAAGCAGACGACCGACTCGGCCCTTGGCATGGTCAACACCGCCAAGGGTCTCGCGTCGGGCTATGGCGAGGCGAAAGACGCTCTCGTCGGCACCGCCGGCAAGGACGGCAAGACCGGTACCGGCGGTCTGATCGGCTCGGGCGGCAAGTACGACTGGCAGGCGGGTTGGCTGGGCAAGCAGCTCGGCAACGACAACCCGACGCCAGCCGGCCCGATCACGAAGACTGAGCTACCCGCGCCAAGTGCCACCGCCGAGGTAGCCGCGCCGAGCGTCGCCGACGCTGGTCTGGCCACAGGCGCGGCCGACCTCGGCCTGTCCGACGTCACGTCCGGCCTCGGCACCATGTTCGCCTATCGCGGCGGGCGCATGCAGCGCGCCGCAGGCGGCGGCATGCCTTACGGTGCCGAGGGCTACATTCCCGACGAGCTCTACAAGCCGATCGACCCGGAAGCACCCGAATCCGCTAAGCCAACGGGACCGTCGGCCGGTGCTGGCGGTCAAGCGCCCAAATCCGACAAGGGCACGGCTGGCGGGGCCCTGAAGGGTGCTCTCGGCGGCGCGTCGGCGGGCGCCATGTTCGGTCCGTGGGGTGCCTTGGCAGGTGGCGTTCTTGGCGGCGTATCGAGTTTCCTGAAGGATGGCGGCCGCGTCGGTCTGGCGGCCGGCGGCGGCGTCATGGACGATGACGAGGCCAGCCGCATCGCTCTCGAGGGCGGCAACGTGCTGCCGTTCGAGCGACCGGGGCCTCGCGCGCAGGCACCGCGTCTGCCAGAGACACCGTCCTTGCCGATACCGATCCGGGTCCCGTCCGGCGCCTCCGGTTCGCCATTCCCCGAGACCGACACTGATCGGCCGATGGAAGGCCTCGCGGCGGGCAAATCGGGCCCTGCGAGCGCAGGCGGCCCGCCCGCCCTGCCTGACGGCACGCCGATCGTCGACACCCCTCCAGCGGCCTCCGCAGCGCCCGCTGGCGGCCTCGCCACGCCGCCCCCACCCCCGACCGCCACCTCGGCCGCTGGAACGGCTCCCCCGCCCGTCCAGACGGCCCGGGACGTGCTTGCCAGCACTCGGGCGGCGGCAGAGCCCGGCCGTCCCTCGAATACGATGTACGACGCGAAAAACCCGGCTGGCTACACCCGGTTCGTCCATAGCGGCGAGAGCGACGGGAAGAACTTCAACAACCCGCACTGGCCGACTGCGCAGGGCGGCCCGGACGGTCCGGGCCAGTTCATCCCGGGTACGTGGCAGGGCTTCGTGCAGGCCCGCCCGGACATCTTCGCCGGCAAGTCGCAGGCGGAAATCCTCGAGATGCGCAAGAACCCCGAGCTGGCGGCCATGGCGACCGACTGGTACGCCAACAAGAATGCCGGCCCCCTGCAGGCGGCCGGCGTGCCACTGACCTACGGCAACCTCGCCATGGCCCACATGCTGGACGGTCCGGTCGCGGCCACGTTCCTGTCCAATCCCGACATGAACGCTTTCGCGGCCCTGAAGAAGGCCGGTCTGAGCGACGAACAGGCGCGCCAGACGCTGCTGAAGAATGCCGGCGATCTCAACATGACCGCCGGGCAGTTCGCCCAGTTCCACAAGGACCGCATGGATGGCGTACGCGGCACGGCTCGCCCGCAGGTCTCGTCCCTCAATGCCGGTCCGGCGCCGCAGGGTGGTCTCGCGGCCGGTACCAGCGCTGCACCGAGTGCGCCGGATCCGGCGACGCCTCCCGACTTCATCGACCGTGCCGGCAACTGGATCGAGCGCAACCAGCGCCCGATCATGTCCGGCCTCGCCTTCATCGGGAACATGCTCGGTTCGAAGAGCCACCAGCTGACGGGCGCGATCGGCGACGGTCTCGCCGCAGCCGCGCCCATGTATCTCAACACGGGCTACAAGGAGCAGGAGCTCGGCCAGAGCCAGCAACGTATCAACATCACGGGACGCGCTCAGCTGATCAGCGTCATGGAGCAGCTGAAGGCGATGCAATCGGCCACCATCTCGAATGGCGGCAAAGCGGATCCCGAGATCAACGCCCAGATCGGCAACATCGCCAAGCAGATTGCGGCACTTGGCGGCGCATCGGCCGCGCCGGGCGGCACGGGTGGTACTGGCGGCACGGGTGGTACTGGCGCCGCAACGCCTGCGCGTGCTGAGCGAACTGATCTCGCACCGCAGGGCATCCCGGGCGGCCCGGCGCCGGGTCCTGTCACGTCATCTCCGCTGCCGTCCCCGGGCAGCACGCCGGCACCGGCCGCCGAAG